AATAGGGACGTTCTTTGGTTAGTTAAACAAACAAACTATACTAACCAAGACTAGACACCTAGTTATCTAGGTTGTTGCCTAGTATGTTAAGTCAGTTTGTTAATTCAAACCTTGACATACTAGGTTAGGTGTAGACATGGTAGGTTCTGTGTCTACTTGATTGTTAAATATAAATAGGAGTTAAAAATATGGCAGATTATGTTTCGTTAACAGGTGAAGTTGTGTTCAATCATATCAGTAAGCCTGATGTATATATGGGTGATACTCGATACAAGATTACTATCGCTTTAGATAAGGATGGTGAGAAGACAGCCGAGAAAGAGGGCTTGCACATGGATGAGTACAAGGGAGCTAAACAAATTACAGCAAAGAGAAAGGTAGACTTCGGTGAACCTAAGATTTTCAATGCTAGTAAGGAAGAGGTAGGTGTTAATCATCTGTCTTTGTTTGGTGACAAGGTAACTATCCAAGTTAAGAAAGGTAAAGCACCTTATGAAGCATACACTTACATCGAGAAGGTGAGAGTGGATGAGAAAGCAGAGGGGGTAGGAGACTATGACCCTGCTGAATTTTAGCACAAGCTAAAGTTAAACAAACAAGGGCTACTTCGGTAGCCCTACTAAACTGGAGAGCTAAATGAAAGCGAAAGGTAAATCACAGGTGACACATAAAGAACAATGTCCCAAGTGTGCAAGCACAGGTGGGGATAAGCATGGTGATAATCTATCAGTATATGATGATGGTCATGCCTATTGTTTTAAATGTAGTCACTTAATAAAGGGAGGTAAGATGGGTAACGCAGACCCGATACAATTTAAAAAGGATGATGATAGTTGGGAGCATAACTATAGAGGTGAATACTACCAACTACCTGACAGAAAGATAAGGGCACAGACCTTGGAGAAGTACAAGGTTAAGGTAGAGAAGGATGCCCAAGGTAAGATAATCAAACACCACTATCCATACCATAACAAGAAGGGTGAGATGGTAGGTATCAAGACAAGACTTGTGTCTAACAAGAGGTTCTTTGGGTCGGGCAACACTAGCAGTAGTAACATGTTGTTTGGTCAAGAGATGATAAAACCAGGGGGTAAGTCCGTTACTGTATGTGAAGGTGAGCTAGATGCAATGTCTGCTTACGAGATGTTTGGTAATAGATTTAACTTTGTTAGTATAGGTAATGGAGTTAACTGCACAGATAATATCAAGGCTAACCTTGAATGGTTAGATAGTTTTGAGAGTGTAGTCCTATGCTTTGATGATGATGAGGCAGGAAGGGAGAGTGCCAAGAAGATAGCACCTATCATTGGTCCGAACAAATGTAAGATACTCACACTTAACAAGCACAAGGATGCAAGTGACTACCTTATATCGGGTGATGATAAGGAGTTTCAGAACGAGTGGTATAATGCCAAGGCTTATGTCGTGTCGGGTGTCGCATCACCTGATGATATGAGAGAAGCCCTGTTAGATTACAACAAGACAGAACTCATACCACTACCTAATACCTTTGGAGACCTACAACATATGACAAGGGGTGGACTAGCCAAGGGTGAACTAACATCTATCATTGCACACACCAGTATAGGTAAGACAACTATACTTAATGAGCTGATATACCACTTCGCTACCAATACCGATGAGAAGATAGGTTGCTTTATGGTAGAGGATAGTATAGATGAGACACTACGCAAGGTAGTATCAGTACACACTGGAAACAATATACAACTACTAAAGCCTAGTGATATAGATGTGGATGATGTGATGTCACATGCTATGGATATAGGATTTGGTAGTAAGGTACAACTATACAATGATGGTGGTGGTAGTATTGATATTGATGAGATGTTCTCAAAGATTAGATACTTCATCAAAGGTCTAGGTTGTTCAGTCATACTTGTCGACCCATTACATACAGCAATTAAGAACTTATCCAATGAGAATATCGAAGAGGTAATGGACAGGTTCATTAAGTTATGTAAGGAGACCAAGGCTTGTGTGATATTGAGTACACATACACGTAAGCCTGATGATGGTAGTCACCCTCACAAGATTAGTGAGTATGATGTTAAAGGTAGTGGTGCTATACCACAAGCATGCCATAACAATATACTATTCTCTAGGGATAAGTTAAGTGAGAATGATTACGAGAAGAACTCTATACGTATACGAGTACCAAAGCTCAGACGTACTGGACAGACTGGTGAAGCAGGTTGGACACACTTCAACACTGTGACTGGTAGGTTAGAGGAAGGTGAGAACCCTGACCACAAGGCAGGTGACGGTGACTTCTAATACATACACCTGTGATATTGAGACTGATGGACTGGACCCTACTGTGGTCTGGTGCATCGGTGTCCAGAATATATACAACAAAGGCAAGAAGATGTTTAAGCCTGACACTGTAGACCAGTTCAAATCATGGGTGGATAATCATAAGAAGATAGGTATCACCTTGATATTCCATAACGGGATAGGCTATGATATACCTGTACTCAAGAAGTTATTAGGTGTTGACTTTAGCTTTGTTAATATAGAGGACACATTAATAATGTCTCAACTGGATAGCCCACGCAGGGAGGGTGGTCACTCACTCAAGAGTTGGGGTGACAGGTTTGATTTTGAGAAGGGTGACTATGAGGACTGGTCAAAGTACACAGAAGAGATGGCTACCTATTGTATGAGAGACGTGGAGATAACAACTAAACTATACTTACAACTTAGAGATGAACTCAAGGGACAAGAGGAAGCATTGAAGTTAGAGTATTACATAAAGGAGAAATGTAATGAACAAGAAATTAATGGATGGAGTTTCGATGAGAAGACAGCTATTAGCTTACTGTCAACTATTAACAATGAACTCAGGAAAGCTGAAGAAGAAGTACAAAGAGTATTTAAACCACTACCTGTTTGGCAGAAGTCTGTCCAGCTCAAGAGAACGCATAAGGTGGATGGCAGTAGAACACTTGCATATACCAAGCAGGTTGCTCTTCAATGTCATACTAATAGTGACGGTGAGTATGGTCACTTTACATATCCACCACTCAATCTAGGTAGCAGGCAACAGGTAGCACATCACTTGATGCACTATGGTTGGAAACCTACCAAGCTGACAGAGACTGGAAGACCTATAGTAGATGAGGGTACACTAGCTGACGTTGATATACCTGAAGCTAAACTTATAGCTAGGTTCCTCACTATGCAGAAGAGGAAGTCACAGGTAGATAGTTGGTTAGATAATTATAATGATGAGACTGGTGCTATACATGCAAGGGTACATACTATAGGTACAGTAACTAATCGTATGACTAGCACTAACCCTAACCTACAACAAGTAACTGCTAGTAGCAAGGAGTTTGGTTCAGCGATGAGGGGTTTGTTTGTTGCTAGAGAGGGTAAGGTTATAGTGGGTGCTGACCTCAGTGGACTAGAGTTAAGATGTCTAGCACACTACATGAAAGATGAGGACTACACTAACGAGATACTGACTGGTGATATACACACAAAGAACCAACAATCAGCAGGCTTGAGTACAAGAGATGAAGCCAAGAAATTTATCTATGCATACCTATATGGTGGTGGTGATAAACTGATAGGTAATATTGTAGGTGGTGGGTACAAAGAGGGTAAGATAATCAAGGAGAAGTTCTTGAGTAATACACCCTCGCTTAAGATACTTCGATTACAGGTGGAGAAAGCATCAGGTAAGGGGTACCTTAAGGGTTTAGATAATCGTAAGATTTTGGTACGTTCTGAACACTCTGCTTTGAATTTCTTATTACAGAGTGCAGGTGCAATCATAGCCAAGAGAGCATGGGCATTGTTCCATCAGAACTGCAAGCTACCATACAAACAACTAGGTGTTATACATGATGAGATACAACTTGAATGTGAACCTCAGTATGCAGAACAGATAGGAAGGGAAGTAGTGAAAGCAATGCAAGACACTACTAAATTTTATAAGCTACGCTGTCCAATAGATGGTGAGTATAAGATAGGGAGAAGCTGGAATGAAACACACTGATAATGTAAACCCTAGTCACTACAAGCAAGGGAACATAGAAGTAATTGACTTTATATTAGACCAAAAGTTTTCCTACATGGAGGGAAATGTGGTAAAATACCTAAGTCGTTACAAGTTCAAGAATGGGCTTGAGGATTTAAAGAAAGCAAGATGGTATATAGATAAAATAATAACGGAGGTAGACAATGAAAAACATTAACACAGTAGTACAAGATGTATATAACCTGATGGATAGTCAGGAATGTACGGGTGATTTAAACAAGGTAGCAGATGCAGTAGGTAAGGAAGTAAGTGAGGCTTTAGTTAATGCACTAACACCAAGAGAAAACAAGAAAGGTTTACGCATGTCAGGTATAGGTAGGTGTGAACGTAGTCAATGGTATAACCAACATGACTATGAACAAGAACCTATCAGTGGTCAGGTGTACCTCACCTTTCTTCAAGGTCATATACTTGAGGCGGTACTGTTAGGTTTAGTTGAACTATCAGGGCATGAGGTAACAGGTAAGCAAGACAAGCACACTATACATGACATCAATGGTTCACAAGACTGTGAGATTGATGGTGAGTTAGTTGATGTTAAGACTGCTAGCAACTGGAGCTTTACTAACAAGTTCAAAGATGATGGTATAAATGAAGACAGCTTTGGATATATCAAACAGTTGAGTGCTTATGGTAAGGGTAAGAACAGAGACAAAGGATACTTCCTAGCCTTTAATAAGAACAACTCTACCTTAAGAATGTGTGAACAGAAGTTAGAGAAGGATGTTGATACATACATAGCAGACTTAAAAGGTAAGATGGAATTAAGTGAACCACCTATGAGATTAGCTGATGCAACTAAGGTTGAGAAGCATAGAGCAGGAGGACAGAGTATCAAGCTGAACATGACATGTGCATTCTGTGGTCATAAGAAACATTGTTTCCCTGACCTAACCGTTAAGCAATCAGGTAACTTCACTAACTACTATGACGGTCCATATGCAGGACCAGGGAGTAAATTTTAATGACTGTTACAATAGATGAACTAAAGGAAAGGGTAGCTCAGAACTATGACGTTTGTCTTATTTGTGATGAGTTAGAGATAGAGCCTGAAGAACTGCTTGACTTGTTTGAGAAAAGACTTTGGGCTAAACGAGAAAGATTTGAAGAATATTATGAGGAGCGATAATGAATACATTTGATATATACATACTGTTTAACCTATGCTTGGTGGCACTGGGTGGTTGGTTCATGTACCGACATGGTGAGAAAAGATATGAGGATGCGGTATTAGATACTATACTACTACACCATGAAGGAAGACTAACATATACATCTTACATGGAGAGTGGAGTGGAGATGTTAGATATACAAATAAAACCAATGGAGGACTAATGAACCAATTACCAACAGACTATCAGAACTTCATAGCATTAAGTAGGTACGCTAGGTGGTTGCCTGAAAAGAAAAGAAGAGAGACATGGAAGGAAACAGTATGCAGATACTTTGACTTCATGGAGAAACATTTAGAAGAGAACACCAAGTATAAACTGACACCTACAACTAGAAGGGAGTTAGAGAATGCAGTAGTTAACTTAAAGATAATGCCTAGCATGAGAGCACTGATGACTGCAGGTCCAGCCCTAGAGAAGAACCACATAGCAGGATACAACTGTGCTTACTTAAGTGTGGATAGTCCTCAAGCATTTGATGAGTGTCTATACATACTGATGCACGGTACAGGAGTTGGGTTTAGTGTAGAGAGACAACACATAAATAAACTACCTGAAATATCAGGCATGTTCACAGAGAATGACAAGGTCATTAGAGTTACTGATAGTAAGGAAGGATGGCAACAAGCATACAAAGAACTACTAGCTAGTATATGGAAGGGTAGTGTACCTCAGTGGGATATGTCTAATGTCAGACCTAAAGGTGCAAGGCTTAAGACCTTTGGTGGTAGGGCTAGTGGTCCTGAACCTCTGAACGAACTGTTCCATTTCTCTGTAGATTTATTTAAGAGAGCATCGGGTCGTAAACTTACGAGCTATGAGTGTCATAGACTGATGTGTAAGATAGCAGAGATAGTAGTAGTTGGTGGTGTACGTAGGTCAGCACTAATATCTTTATCTAATTTAACAGACGAAAGAATGAGGCATGCTAAGTCAGGTCAATGGTGGAGTGATACACCTGAGATGGCACTAGCTAACAACAGTGTATGTTATACAGAGAAACCTGACATAGGAATATTCATGTCTGAATGGTTAGGATTATATGAAAGTAAGTCAGGTGAACGTGGTATATTTAACAGACAAGCTGCAGTTACACAAGTAGAGAAGACAGGTAGGAGAGATACTAACCACCAGTTTGGATGTAACCC